TGTGGAAGTCGAAAGAGGCGTCCATGTCTATTCTTGCAAAGAGTTATTGGACGGTGCAACAAGACATGGCACAAAAAGCCTTGGAAGGGGAATTGAAAGCGGCGCAAGAACGCATTGTATTGCCAAGTGAAGAAGAAACAACACAGATTAAACTGCGGGAAAAGCTGGAAGAGACGGTCCGCACCAGTCGCCGCAATGCATTGAAAAAGGCAGAAGAAGCCTTAGCAACATGGAAGACGACGCATACAGATCCCAAATGGGAGCGTCTTTGGACATCACGAAAAGAAGATGCCAAACATTATAAGATCCTAATGGATCTGCAAGCGCAAGTGGAGGCTCCTATGTATGATCCGATTAGTCCCACCGTTCACATCTTACAAGAATGGAAATATGTCACAGCAGATCTACTGTTGACTCCAAAAGGTATTTTATCCACAGAAGTGAATGAAGCAAATCCTATTTTAATGGTAGAATTATATACAAGTAAATTACTTCATACTGCTTCGGTGGAAACGATTGTAACCACCTTAGCTACCTTCTTGGAACCCGATCGAAATGAATTTGAATGCGCGATTCCATCTTGTATTGATTCAAAGGTGATTGATTTGTTGGAGTCAACTGCCGAAACACATATGAAGGTGGAAGAAGCACATGGAATCCGATCGGAGTCTTCGTGGTCGCTATCCGCAAAATGGATGTATATTGCCAATGAATGGCTGAAAGGAGTGTCTGCAGCTGTCCTCTTAAAAGAGTTGGAAATGTTTGAAGGAAATTTTATTAAAGGGATTTTGACCTTAAATCAATTAGTACGCGAATGGATTAGTTTGGCGACCTATGATGGAAATGTGGAAATGTTAGCTAAGTTTGTAGGAGTTGAAGCAATGCTTTTACGAGAGATTGTGGTTCCTGAAAGTCTGTATGTGAAATAAATTTCCGGTGCCTAAATATAGAATCTCATGGCAACCATCGGCTCCGCCTCCCATGCAAGTTTGAACAATGTTCCCCGTAAGTCCTACATTGCAATGAGCTCTTACACTGCTGATTTATTTAGCTATACATTGACCTTTAATCCGACCACATTTACCAATGTGGGAGCCCTTACCAATCTTGGAGTTCCGGCAACCTCCACCTTGAAAGGAAGTATTCTTTCCGAAACAGGAAAAAAGCTTTATCCTGGTGCCAGTGATGGTGTATCCACGTTGATGGTGAGTGTCTACGATCAGACTAGTAAACTAACCGGCTACATTAACCCGAACTCTCCTACGTTTGCTATTTTTACTACGGATAAACCGCCTTATATGGGACAGGGAACCGATCCTGGTACGGATGGTCGTACCAATCTTGGAAACTCTATTTACACCCATGGTTCCGTGATTGCAGATGGCTATGGTACGTATGCTGGTCTTCTCAGCACAGGAACGTCCTTAAATGTGGGAACTACGGCAAGGATTGGACAGTCTCTCAGCACTGGTACGTCTGCTACGATCGGTACCTCCCTTAGCGTAGGTACCACCCTTAGCACGGGTACAAGTGCCTATATTGGCACCTCCCTTAGCACAGGCACGTCTATCGTAGCAGGAACCTACATTGCTGGAAGAACAGTGACTGCACTTACATATAATACTGGATTTGGTGGAGTTACATACAATAATGTAGCCAATGCAGCTGATGTATTTACGAATCCTTCGGCTGGTAATCTTACCTTGATCAATCTTTCATCCGGTTATACCACTTTACGAAATCTTAATTTTTACATTAATAATACCTTAAATGGAGGTACTACATATAATCCTCCTGCAGGAGAATTTTTTACAACAATGGTAATTAATCAGACTGGCAGTGCATTATCCACTGTTATGTCAGGTACAAATATAAAAGCAAATAACTTTGGGTTTCCTAACAATACACGAGCTACGCTCAGTTTTGCTACTGATGGAAGCCTTGCCTTTCAAACATCTGGACTTGTTATTCCTATTTAAAACTCGTTCACCATTCGTACATACTCTTTTTCGTTATAGGTTTTGGTCCCTGCGGGAACAAATCCTACACCGCTATAACATCGGATTGCAGCTGCATTAATAGGATCGACATCCAAATACAGATGTGTACCCCCTTGTTTTTTTAATTCACGGATCACTTCTTTCAACAGTTTTGGACACAATCCCTTTCCACGATGTCCAACTCCCACCACAATATTTCGAATCAGGTACGACCCCGTATTACCAAGTAACGGAGATATTCGCGCACATGCCACGACTTCCTTTCCAGTGGTTCGGAGTGCTGCAAAATACCCCCCTGCTGGAACAAAGTATTGGACACCACGATAACTGAATGCTTCGTGTAAGAGGTCTGTTACTTGTTTGTAGTATTTTGGATCTTTCAAAAACATCTTATATTGTGCGTATGGCAAGAACATTCTTCTATATAGACTTGATAGAATGTTCTTTATAGAAGAAGCCTCCGAAAAACCTAAATATCGACCGCCTTCAAAAAGCGATAGTTTTCTTTATGAAAAGGGATCTTACTTTGCATTAACAACTCTTCCTGCAATTCAATCACCCCCTCCTCCTCTCCCTATAGAACCAACCCTTCCTCGCTATCTTCATATCCTTCAGTTTCTTTACCCCTTTCTTTTTCATATCACATTGATTAGTATCTTTGAATCAGCCTTCTTTTTTGCGTATGTGAGTAGCTTAGAGGACAATGGGATTTTAAATACGATACAAAACTATGTGAATCCATTATTGCAAGGATGTTGGAATTGGACAGCACAAGATCGAGTCTATGTGGAAGAGATTCTCAATACAATTGTAAATACAAGTACCTTGTCACAAGAGGCTATAACAGCAGAGCAAGATCGATCCACGATCAATGCATCCTTGATGCATCGATCCTGGGGCTATGTAGGAGGCTTGGCAACAATTACAGCGTTACTCACAGGAGTCTTAGTTTGGAAAAAACATCCTCCCAAGTGGAAATCTCTTCTCATAGAACAATGTAGTATGGTTCTTTTGTTGGCAGCGTATGAATGGCTTTTCTTTCGAACGATTGTATTACCGTATAAAGCCATTTCTGCAACAGAAGTGAATCAATATATAGTACAAGAGTTGGATACTATTTGCCATCTTTAAGCAGTTTTAATCCAATAATATTCGGTATAATCTGTTTTTTGTAAAGGAGTATCAATGGATCGTTTTGTACGAAATTCATCGGTTGCATTTTTTGCACCCACCCAATGTCCATAATCATCAATAATAATAACTCCACCAACAACAACTTTATCATATAATGTTTCTAAACAGATCTTAGTTGATTCATACCAGTCTCCATCTAATCGAAGAACCGCAATAGTACCCATTGAATCAATTGTTTCGGTTGTCAAGGTATCTTTAAAAAATCCTTTTACTAAATGAACATTTGTCATATCAATTCCAAGTATATCAAATGTTTGGTATACACTTTCAATTCCACCTGAGAAATTTATATTTACAAATGTATCGGGATTGGCACAATTTAACGTCCCTCGATCTTTGTCTGTAATTGCTGGTAATCCTTCAAAACTATCCAATCCAAAAATCTTATTATTTGTACCAGCGATATGTTTCATCAGGGCTAAACAGCCACCTTTTGCGACACCGCATTCAACAAATGAATAAGATGTATCTATGAATTTTTTACAATGCATCTCTAAATTTAAGAGTCGTTCTCTAGACACCATTGTACGCTGTGTGGATAAGATTTGACCAATCATTTATAAGTACATTTATTAAAATTAATTAGATGCATCCGCGAAGAGCAACTATACTGAATGATCGTTCAGATGGGAGATAGTTGTAGAGATGCGTACAATGAACACCGGCAGTTCCAGCTACCCATGGACTAGGCCATCCGCCGGTGACACCCCCTCGTTCTTTTGCATCTGTTGCAAATAAGAGTCCACCATGTCCTAAAGCTTCCAATTGAAAGGCAACTCCATTTAATCGTTTATAGGCATTTGTGGAGGAACACCAGAGTACTTCCCAGATCATTTTTCCATCAAGTGTAAGGCGATGTGTATTTACAACAATCACCATGGAAAAGAGGGACAGAGGAATATTTTCCAAGGTCGTAAAACAAAGCAAATCTTCTGGATCCAGAATTCCATTACTATAGATACAATCTATTCTGGATATATTGGCATTCCATACAGGACTCCATGTTTCAAAGGCAACTTTCACCATCATAACTGTATCTAATAGCACTAAATTAGTTTTGACATAGACATAGGTTTCTACTTGAACTGCACTGGAAAAATAGGGAACTGCGGGAAGTTCGCGATACCATAAATGGGCAATTGGCTTATGTTGGGAGGTATAATAATCCATCCAGGCAATTAGCCATCCTGCAAGATGTTGTCCACGACGATCATTACGCACACATAATCCTTCAATCACACGTACATCTGGTAATAACAAATCTGATCCACGAAGACTTCCACCGAGTGGACGACTAAAAATACATCCTATAATTTGATCAGCTTCTTTGACTAGTAAGGCAAGTGTATCAGAGGTTAATCGTCGTTGCATCCAGTCAATGGATAGATTGAGTGTCCAATCTGATCCACGGTATTCTTTGCATAGGAACTCTGTGAGTTCTTGTGCATTGGTTCGATTACAGACGATTGGTTGCATAATTCCATTCCATGTTGGAGGTTTTTTTGCTGGTTCTGTCCGCAAGATACGTTGCCTCTTTTCAAACGGATTCCATAATTGAAAGGCAGAAGGACCGGCAGAACTTGACCAAAACATTTTACATAGATATTATTTTATAACGTCTAAGTAGAAATTAGTAGGAATGAGCGTTACAATACGTGTTATATTTGGACGACATGGAACATCATGTGCAAATCTTATGAAAGATACTTCCATTATTTCACCAATTAATATACGAGGACGATTATATTCAGATCCTGAACTATCTCATTCGGGGCGAGCACAGATGGATTCTTTACGACCTGCATTTTTGAAAAAAATAAAAGGGGATCGACCAATTGTATGTGCATCAGGATTACTTCGAGCACAACAAACCGCGTATGGATTAACACATGCAGATAATATTTATATTGTACCTCACATATGCGAAAGTGGATATGGACTGGATAATATGCCTCTTTCAAAATCCAAACAAGACGTAATATTAAAAGAGGTGTGTGATGAGGATATTATTCCTCGTCGCAATTTTGATTATTATCGATCAACACATATATCCAATTTTACAAAATTTAAACAATGGTTTGGGGAACATTGGTCTGTTTTAGCAAAGAAAGATCCATCTCGCTTATTTATATGTTTTTCACATGGAAGATTCATAAAAAATATATTGCGTACATTGATGGAAGTCTCTAAGATTCCCGATGTAAAGAATTTTGAATGTCATGAATTTGCCTTTACTGTAGAGAATGATAGTGTAATAGATGTAAAATATGTTAGACCTTTTGAATATGCAGATTTAAGTAAATTTGATAAATCTCTTGATTGTGATATGGATACTTGTCGAAAACTTTCTTGTTTACATTGGAATACTACACGAGTTCCTGCTTCAAAACGCTGCTTGGTTCTAAAGTCCCGTTCCACAAGAAAAAAAGCAAGGCGGTGATTTATTGAAACTTAATGTCTATATAGGAAGCAGGGATGTCTGCAGAAGAGTCAATTCGTAATTTATTTACAGATAGTGAATATCCTCGACCAGATGATTTTAAATCTACTTATAATATGTTTGCTGAAAATAGCAATTTTAAGACAAATAAAGAAAAACATGAGAAATATGTTAAAAAATATTTTATTAAGGGACCTATTTATAAATATTATATATGGCGAGATATATATATAAATAGTGTTTTAGACAATTTATCCAATGAAATACAAAAAAATCGACGAGATAGATACAAATCTGAATTAAAAAAAATGTTGGAATCAAAAGATTTACCACACGATGATACAATTCTTGAAGATACTATAGAGGAATTAGATAGTGATATACAACTTGCAATATTTCCGGTAAAGGAGGAGGCTAGACTTGCAGAGGAGGAGGAGGAGGCTGCTTCTTCAGAGGAAGAAGAGGAGTCAATTGCAGAAGAGATTCGCCTTGAAGAAGAAGAGAAAGAAGAGGAAGAAGAGGAAGAAGCCGAGGAAACTGAAACTGGGGAAGCTGAGGAAGCCGAAGCCGAAGCTGAAGCTGAAACTGGAGCCGAAGCCGAGGAAGCCGAAGCCGAGGAAGCCGAAGCCGAGGAAACTGAACCTGGGGAAGCCAAAGCCGAGGAAGCTGAAGCTGACGAAACTCCTATTCCTCCTAGTCAATGGTCATTTTATAAGGCTATTTTACGTGCAACAGATACACCTGATACAGATGCAAATGCATTATTATTAGCCTGCGCAATGGTATCTTATATAGCGGAACAACCATCACTTTCAGTAATCAGTGAAAATTATGAAAGTACAGTGGATGTAACAAGTATAACACCTTCACAAATAGTTGCAGGTCTTACAACTCCTATACAACGAAATGATTTATCCAAAGGACCATTAATTCGTCCAATTCATCTTGATAAAAATATAGTATATGCATTGGCACAAATAATTCCTGAATGTATATTTCAGGAAAATGGTGTTCAAATTGGAGGAGCTGGAAGTACAACACTGAACTTTACAAATGAGTTATCACGTGCAAATCTAACAGGACCCAAATTACTACCAATAGATGATATTATTGAAGAACGATGTAAATATGATGGAGGATTATCTATGTTAGGAGAGGAACTCTTTGGTAAATCTGGATTTAAGAGTTTCTTCCAATCATGGAACTCAACCACAAGACGAAATAATATTGCAAGTAAAGTAAATCGTTTAAGCAAAACACGAAAAAATGCAATCAAAGAATCTAAAAATATATTTAGTAAAAAAATAAAACATTATGATAACGTGATTGAATTAAGCTCACCATTTAATGTATTAGAAGTATACATGACATCAGTACTATATGATATAGATAAAATTGATGCAGATGCAGTGGCAAAAAACCAATTTTGGCTAGATACATGTGCTCGACAAATATATGGCACTTTATATTCTGTAAATAATACTGCAGTACCTCATACAAACATATTGACAACTGTTTATAATCCTAGTGAAGATTATGCATGCGGATCTTATCAATTTCTTACATTGATTGCAAACCCAGTCTTTTCACGAATTATTTATTATTTTTTATCTCAAACTACAATTGCTACATTTGAGATATATCAAACATTACATCTACAACAATCACATATTGCTAGGGATATAATGTCATTACGATCGATTCAAACATGCGATATATATATGAATAAAGATAGAAATACATGTTTGTGTATTTATTCATCTCCATATGAACTACAGATATATAAAAAACCAAATACTGATCCAAATTTTAACCCAGAAAAAGATATAAATCGTTTTCCACCTCAACTATATTTTTATATACTTTATGTCTCCCCCACCAAATGGTTTCATACATTTCTTTACAAGAATGACCGAATTGGAGGTGTGACCCACTATCTTTCTAAATATCAACCAGAGGCATACAAATTATTTCAAGAGTATAATAATGAACCACTTGATCCAATTTCAATCTTGATGCAAAATTATGATACTATTCTCATAAAGCTATCAAAAATGTTAACAAGTCGTGAAACGATATTATATCCCATATTAAATGAATGTTTACTTTTACGACGACGCATTGATACATACAAATTTCGAGAGAATAGTTTAGATGAGAAGATTGATAAAGCTGTTTCTACGTTGGAAAAACTGTATCCCAACGAACCACCCTTTCCATATGAAACGATTGATTTGCATAGAACCTATATTGATAAGATGAGTAC